GCTCCAGCTCCAGCTCCAGCTCCAGCTCCAGCTCCAGCTCCAGCTCCAGCTCCAGCTCCAGCTCCAGCTCCCGTAAATGTAGCTGCTAGTGGCGATACCGGGGGTGTACCTGTTCCAGATAATACCAGTACTGATCTTTCAAAACAAGTAGTGACATCACCACAAACAGGTGGTGAAACAACTCCAACGGCAGGTACAGGCACAACGGCAGGTACAGGCACAACGGCAGGTACAGGCACAACGGTAGGTACAGGCACAACGGCAGGCACAACGGCAAGTACCGGCACAACGGCAGGTACAGGCACAACGGCAGGCACAGGCACAACGGCAGGTACAGGCACAACGCCTACCACAACAGGTGGCGGATCTAATGTGGCAGCAGATGCTGGAGCAGCAGCTGTTGTAGCCTCTATTTTAGCTGGTACAGGTACAGGTACAGGTACAGGAAGCGACACTGGTACAGGTACAGGTACAGGTACAGGTATAGGAAGCGGTACTGGTACAGGTACAGGTACAGGTACAGGTACAGGAAGCGGCACTGGTACAGGTACAGGTACAGGAAGCGGCACTGGTACAACAGGAACAACGACAACATCAGGAACACCTACTGTGGCAACTAAACCAACAGCACCAAAAGCTACCTTGCTAAAAGGTACTCAAATTGCATCCATATTTGGCGCCCCTGCTGAGCAAGTATATAATTATGCTCCTCCAGCTCCAAACCCATTATCTTTGCAAGAAATTCAACAAGCTAAAAATGGTGGTATAATTCATAGAGCAGATGGTGGTGATTTACCAATGAACTCACAACAATTACGTGGGCACCAAACAACACACGCAAATTTGTTTGGTATGCACGGATCACCATTAACTAATGTACCGCATTTACAAGCTGGTGGCCAATCTATGCAAGATAGAACGCTACCAGAAGGACATAACCCACAATTCTTTAGTGAAGGTGGGTTAAATTCATTGCACAATAAGTTTGTGCAAGGTCCTGGTGATGGTACTAGCGATAGCGTTCCAGCTATGTTGGCAAACGGCGAATTTGTTATACCTGCCGACGTAGTATCTAGTTTAGGTAATGGTAGTAACGAAAGTGGTGCGCATGTATTAGACGCATTTTTAAAGACAGTTAGAGAACATAAACAAAAGCACGACGCTAAGCATCTGCCCCCAGATTCTAAGGGTGCGTTAGCTTACTTATTAAAAGCAAAACAAAAAGCGAGAGCATAATGGCAGGAACAACAACTTCTTCCGGATTAAATAATATGTTGGCTAGTACCGATCAGGTACAGACAACTCTTCCATCATGGATGGATACGGCGCAGCAAAATGTTATTTCCCAAGCTGGTACTGCTCAAGGTGCGGCCCCGGCATTTGGTCAAACTGCTGCTCAAGGTGCGGTTAATACTTTACAACCGGGCGCAACCAACCCATTTACTCAAGCACAAGGCAGTTTAAACACTATTGCTTCTGGTGCTGCCAACCCTTGGATAACAGATCCGACAACCGGTGCTGTGACCCCAAACACCCAAACTGCTATGGGTGGGTTGTTTCAAGCACAGAACCAGCAATTAAACCAACTACTACCGTACCAGACTGCTGGTACCGAAGCTGGAGCAATTGGTTCCGGAAACTTTGGAAGCCTTCGTGGTCAAACTGCTGTAGATACATCAAGAGCAAATACTTTTGATACACTAGCAGCACAACAAATGCAAGCTGCTTTACAAAACCAATCTACCGGCGCTACTGCTGCTGGTACTCTTGGTGACGTTGCCAACCAAGGTATTACTGCGGATCTTACAACTGGCGCAGCACAAATGAACGCTCCATTCCAAGGTGCTACAAACTACGCAAATCTGGTAAACTCTGTAAATGCACCAGCTACAGTATCACAACAAAACCAAATGTCTCCATTGTCTATGATTGGATCATTGGCAAGTATTCCAAGTGCAGCAAGTGGTTTGTTGGGTAGCTTGGGTATTACGGGTTCTAGCTTTGGTGGTTTAGGTAATAGTATTATGAACTCGCTTGGATTAGGTAATTCAACTACAGGCACACCAACTACTACAAATTCAGGTGGGACTGCCAATAATATTTCAAATTCTGTTTTAGCTAATGCAACGCCAACTGACACAAATAATATTAACAATATTGTAGCAGCTGGGCCGGCTGACCCATCGGGTGGATCAATCAATGGTATTGATACATCAATTTAAGGAATAAATATGACAACATCAGCAACTCCCGGATTAAGTAATCTTCCAACTTTAGCTAAAGACCCAGTAAGTGCTGGGGGTAAAGTTGATTATGTTTCTCCTGCAGCGGGGGCAACTACTGATGCGTCAAGCACCAGTATTCTTAACAACATGCAAAAAATGTTGGATGAGTACAACAGTCCATACAAAAAATTCCAAGACAGTATTGATAAAGCAATTGCTTATACTCATTATGATCCAACAACAGCACTTCAAGCTGTCAATCAAAAAGAACAGAACGAACGTACTACCAAGTATAATATTGCCCAAAACATGGCAAACGTTGGTTTGTTACGCGATCAATTAAGCGGACTTAATCAAGGATTTGGTCAAGCTCAACCACAAGCTGGTCAAGCTCAACCGCAAGCTGGTCAAAACCAAAATCCGCAAGCTCCTAGCGGCTATCAGTTCAAAGGTGTCCCTTTAACTGTTTATGAATACCAAACATTACAAAACTATATTGGCCAAGCTGACTTAGGCGGCTTTAACTCTGCTTTTAAAGCTATTTCTGATATTCATAGTCAGTCTCAACTTAATCCTGCTTGGGGTGACCGTGTTGATATTGTTGTTACTGGTGTTGATAGACAAGGTAGACCTGTTAGTGAGTCTATGAACGTATCTAAGGCTGAGGCTAAGGCTTATGAAGACCAACATATCTATCCAGCTCAAATTAGACCGTATATTTCACAAGCTCCGGAACAGAAAAAGGCCATGGGCGGCTCTGTTCAACATTTAGCAGTTGGTGGGCAACCAATGCCTGTTCCAGATCAAACCATGCCTGCACCTGATGCAGCAAATATGTCTGCACCAACCCAATCTGGGCCAGCTGCTGCTCTATCTGCACCTGTAGTTCCGGGGTCCGGAATGCAAGGTGGTTTATTAGATAAAGCATTAAGTTCCATTATGGGAAGCGCAGAAGCTGCACCGCAAGGATCTGTAAGCGTATCTGGCATGCCCGCTGTTGGCTATAGCTTTAATCCTAAAGCAGCTCAAATCGGTACAGAAAGTGGTGCACGAAAAGATGAAGCAGCCAATGCTGCTGTGTTAAAGCAAGAAGAAGCTGAACGTGATACCGCTGGAAAGTTTATTTCCGGTATTGAAAACTTAGCTTTAAGCACAGATGAAATTCAAGGTGCTGCAAAACGTGTTAAAGCACACGCAGCATCACACCCAGAAGAGTTTGGTTGGTCCTACGGTAAAGGTGCTGTTCCTACAGCGCTTAGCGTTTTGGAAGCAGTTCCAAACCTTATTGTTCCGGGATCTGGCTCTACTGTAGAAAAAATCTATGGCAACTTATCACCATCAATTCCAAAAGAAGCGTTAGAGCGCCGTGTTGCAACCGATGCTGATGCTAAGAAATTAGGTTTAGACTTTGCTAAACAAATGTTCCCTCCAGGTTCTGGAGCACGTTTAGGTTTGGGCTTAGTTGGTATGGCTTCTGAAGCTAAAGGTGTAGGTTCATCGGTTCCTGCATCCGTTAATAGCTTGAATGCTGACTTAATTGATGTGGCCGCAGAAAAGCGCCAACGTATGCTTGAGGGCTGGGGGAAGTACCAAAAAGCTCATAAAGGTGAAAATCCTATTGCTTATGATTACATGCGCTCTCCAGATTATAAAGCCATTAATAAGTGGGTAGACGAAGAATTAAAACGTCGTCAGCCTGAAGCATACAAAACTGTATCTGAAAATTTAGATCATTACGAAAACAAAGCAACAGGACACCAACAAACTCCTGGCGGTGTTAAATATAAGGTTCTTGACTAATGTTTCTTGAAATCCATGGTAAAAAAATAGAAGTAGACGATAGTTTTAAAAGTCTATCTCAAGCAGAGCAACACGCTGCTATTGAGCATATTGCTGCTAATATGAATCAAACACCACACGGAGACCCAATTGGTGCTGCTGCTTTAGGTGCTGCCGTTGGTGCTTCGCAAAATTTAATTGGTAAAAGCGCTGGCATAGTTGGAGATGTGGCTAAAGCTGCAATAAATAGTGTAAAAGGTGCTCCGCCTCCTGCAGCTCCTCCACCATCTTCGTTAGACGCTAAGCTCAACACTAATATTGATAAAGGTACATGGGAGCCTCCTAAGTTTACCCCTAAAGGTATGCCAGTTGATCCAAACGTTCCTAGCGATGTATATAACTGGATGGCGGGGCAACATGCAGATGTTCCTGTACGAGGTGTAAACCAAAAAGAAGCTGAACGTCTTGCTATGGAATGGCGAGAAAAGCAAGCTGCTAAAGCCACATTTGAAAAAGCAAACCCAGGTAAGACATTAACTGAATCCGGATTAGCCGTTAGCATAGAAGACGCAGCTAAAATGGCGCAAAAAGAAGAAGCTAAAAAAGCTGCTGAACTTTTAGAATGGCGTATTAAACAACAAGCTGCTGAAAAGATGGCAGAAAAAACCGCAACAACTGGTGAACGTCTTGGTACCGCTGCAAATATTGGTAAGAAGTTACCCGTTGCCGGTGCTCTTAGCATGGCCAACATTACAGATTTAGAAAATCGTTTAACCAATGAGCAGTATCCGCAAGCTCTTATTAGTGGTGCTGGTACAGCTGGAACTATTGCACCGTTTATTAAAGGGCTTTCTGATAAAGTTAAACTTGGTGGAACTGCAGCTGCAGTTGCTGCTCCCTTTATCAACATGGCTATTGATGGAAAAGCTCCTTCTAAAGAAGACGTCGCTATGGGCGCACTTGGAATGATTGGTGGTCCTTTCGTGCAAGGCATGATGCCTGGTACTGTACAAGCTGCCACCTTGGATAACCCAAAAAATCAAGGTGTTTACGAAGAAGGTCAAACTGATATTCTTAGCGGAACTAAACTACCACCCCAGCAAAAAGCTAAGGGTGGTAAAGTTAGAAGAAAAAAGAAGTAATTACTTCTTATAACGTTTACTGACCCATCCCTCTGCAGCTAGAGGAAAGTCAGACGCCCATTTAGGTGGTGTAGTCATAATCTTGATTACATCATCTAAAGCCTTATCACTACCGTCCTCATCCACTAGGAGTAACACTTCGTCATGGATCAAGTTAATCACCTCATATCCCGCCTTAACGATATTGAGCGTAGAATCTGCCAAGAAATCTCTAGCAGTTCCCTGCACTGCGGATTGAAAGATACTACTCCCGATCAGTTGGTTTCGTGTCCATTGGCGAGTGTATGTGTTCTGACTATGCACCGTAACACCATACTTAGTAGTGCCCCAAGGAGTAGTGACCAGCTCGAGTTGTGGCCTCTGCCAGCAGATCAAGCGGCCTGATGGTAACTTCATCCATAAAGCATCTTTTGTAACCTTCATTACAATATGCCGGTAAGCTCGAAATGGGCTTCCGGGATTGCTTACTGCTTCAATCGCGGCATTTTCACACGATGTCCACAAGTCCCGCACTCTCGAATACGAACTGCGGTAACCATCTACTGCGTTCTTAGCTTGCACCTCACTTAGTTTGACCCCCATTCCCTCAGCGTACTTGACAAGTCCTTTAGCCCCTTGTCCGAACATTGCTCCAAGAACTGCCGATTTGGAAACCTGCCGTTGGTCTTTCGTAACCTCATCATAGCTGATTCTATACAGGCTCTCTGCAGCGAAGACTTTATACTCATCTAGTCCTTTCCGGAACAATTCGACTTTGTCGTTTTGTCCTGCGAGCCAAACCCCAACTCGGTTTTCAATTGAGCTAAAATCCACGTCAACGAAGGTTTTTTCCCTTGGTGCAACGATAGCTGATCGCACCAGCGAGCTAAGTTCTCGCATTGATCCCTCGGCGTCATTAAAGACTCTTGGTATTGCCAATTCAATTTCTTCATCGCTGATTGTGGGGCGAGCAATATTCTGCAAATTGAGCCCACCACGGCTCGCCCAGCGGCCAGTACTAGCGCCATGATATACCAGTGTATTCCTAATTCTTCCTTCACGTTGTATCTCCATCATCTTAGCGTACTTAGCCACGCTAGTTTGGCTTCCTTCCTGTCTCAGCTCCAGCGCCCTAATAACTCTGTCACCTTGGTCAAATAATTCAAACTTTTCATTGCGCTGCAACAAATTTGAAACGCTCTCTGCGGTTAAATCAGGCAATGGCTCCATTAAACGCTCATTAATCCAACCCAGTAATTTAGCCCTCTCAGACG